TCTGTAATGACTGGAAAACTCTTAAGCCGGTTCAGAAGGATGACGTGGCACCCTTTGTGGTGGCCTCCTTCGACATTGAGTCCTACAGTTCCACTGGAAAGTTTCCAGACCCCAGCGTTCCCGGTGACGCCGTGTTCCAAGTGGCCTTCACCCTGAAGAAGTTGGGCGCTGCGGACATTCACGAGAGGGTCTGTTTCTGTTACAAAAAGACCGAACAGCCACCCAACGGAACCGTGATGTGCTACCCTACAGAGAGGGACTTACTCTTGGCCGTGAGGGAATACATAGTCACGTCGGACTTTGATATCCTCACCGGGTGGAACATCTTTGGATTTGATTTGGAATATCTTTACAAACGGGCTGATGTTAACGGTTGTTTGGAAGAGTTTGCCCAACTCGGAAGGATCAAGGAAAAACTTTCAGAACTTACCATCAAGAAGTTATCCTCCAGTGCTCTGGGAGACAACCTTCTGAAGCTGTTACCCATGCCTGGAAGGTTTATCTTCGATCTGTTCCACGAGGTGAAGCGTGAGCACAAGTTAGAATCCTACAAGTTGGACTTTGTGTCCAACCACTTCTTGGGTGATCGCAAAATTGACATGTCTCCCAAGGAAATGTTTAAGCGCTTCGTGGCCGAGGATCCTCACGATCTCATGGAGGTTGCCGAGTACTGTATCAAGGATACCGAACTTCCTCACAGGTTGGTCGACAAGCTCTGTAACCTCTTGAACCTTTTGGAGATGGCCAAGATTACTTGGGTTCCCATCAACTATTTGGTTGAGCGGGGTCAGCAGATCAAGGTGTTCAGTCAGATCTGTCGCAAGGCCCGCGAGAAGGGTTTCATGGTTCCAACTATTCAGTACAGGAAGATTGCCCACGAACAGTACGAGGGTGCGACTGTGCTGGATGCTCAAAAGGGAGCCTACTACACCCCAATCACGGCTCTGGATTTTGAGGGTCTGTATCCCTCGATCATGATGGCTCACAACCTTTGCTACTCCACTCTGGTTCTGGACCCCAAGTATGACAACCTACCTGGGATCAACTATGAGAGCTTCGAGATTGATGGAAAAACCTACAAGTTTGTCCAAGATGTCCCCAGTCTGATCCCAGAAATTCTTTTGGAACTGAAGATGGCTCGCAAACAGGCCAAGAAGGACATGGCCGCGGCGACCGGTCAGATGAAGGCTGTGTACAACGGCAAACAGTTGGCCTACAAGATCTCGGGTAACTCGGTCTACGGTTTCACGGGGGCCGGAAAGGGTATGCTCCCCTGTGTGCCCATAGCGGCCACCGTAACCTACGAGGGCAGGCACATGATTGAACAGACCAAGGAAAAAGTGGAGGCTGAGTTTCCAGGTGCCATAGTGAGGTACGGGGACTCTGTGACTCCAGACACTCCACTGTTAGTGAGGATCGGCGGAGTGGTCAAAACTATTCGCATTGATTCATTGGTTGACCAGTACCAGTATCGTACAGATAACAAGGAGTTTGCCAAAGTGGACGCAGAGGTGTGGACCGAAAACGGTTTCACTCCCATAAATCAAGTTATAAGGCATAAAACAACCAAAAAGATTTACAGGGTTCTCACTCACACTGGAGTGGTCGACGTCACAGAGGATCACAGTTTGTTGCTCCAGAATGGAACCAAAGTGTCTCCCAACCAAGTAACTTTGGACACCAAACTTCTTCACGGAAATTCGGTAGATGCCTTTGTGAATCAGGTGTGCGATCATGTGTCGGTTGACGAGGCCAAGGTCATGGGTTTCTTCTACGGTGACGGGTCGTGTGGCCACTACGATGGAAAGTACACTTGGGCGCTTAACAACTCAAATCTGGATTACCTCTACGAGATACAGGGTCTCTGTCCCTTCAACACCAAGATCTATGATACCCTGGAGAGCAGTGGTGTTTACAAGATGAATGCCATTGGTGACGTGAAGACTTTGAGTCTGATGTACAGGGAACTGTTTTACAACAAACACAAGGAAAAGATAGTTCCATCTTGTATCCTCAGGGGAAGTGTAGATATCGTTCGTTCTTTCTGGGAGGGATACTACATGGCCGATGGAGACAAGGACAAACACGGATACACTAGGATGGATAACAAGGGAAAGGAGGGTACCATGGGTTTGTATCTTCTGGGTAGGCGTCTGGGTTACAACGTGTCTCTGAACACGCGATCTGACAAGTTGAATGTTTTCAGACAGACCTGGACAAAGGCCAATCACAGGAAAGATCCAGTGGCTATCAAAAAGATTGAGTACCTCGGAGAGACTGATGATTATGTTTATGATCTCACAACAGAGTCTCATCATTTCCACGTGGGTCCAGGTGAGTTGGTTGTCCACAACACAGACTCGGTGATGGTGGAGTTTCCGATGGAGGGTAGGGTTGGCCAGGATGCTCTGGATTACAGTTGGAAGTTGGGTGAACAGGCGGCTGAGATGTGTAATCAGATGTTCAAAAAGCCCAAAAATTTGGAGCTTGAGAAGGTCTACTGGCCCTACATCCTGTACTCAAAGAAGAGATACGCGGCCAAGATGTGGACCCAGGGCAAGGACGGCAAGATGAAGATGGACTACGTGGACGTGAAGGGTCTCCAGTTGGTTCGGAGGGACAACACGCGCCACGTGAGGGAGGTTTCCAAGGAGGTTTTGGACATTCTGTTGGAAAGTGACAACCCCGAGCCGGCCAAAGATCTGGCTCAGAGGCGAGCCAAGGAACTACTGGGTGGCGAGGTTCCTTTGGAAAAGTTGGTACTCTCCCAAAGTTTGGCCGAGTCCTACAAGAATGAAAACTTGGCCCACGTGAGGGTCAGGGACAAGATGCGCGAGCGTGAGCCAGGTTCTGAACCCAAGCCAGGGGATCGGGTGCCCTATGTGTTGGTCAAGTCAACCGTGAAGAATGCGACCCAAGGGGACAGGGCCGAGGATCCACTTTGGGTCCAGAGGCACAACCTCCCACTGGACTATGATTACTATTTCACCAACAAGTTCATGACTCCCGTATGTGACCTCTTGGAGCCTCTGGTGGAGAACCCCAAGGAGGAAATCTTCGGGGACCTCCTCCCCAAGAAGAAACCCCGCGGCAAAAAGAATGCTAGTATCACTGACCTCTTTGACAAGCATAAACAAAAAACGCTAAATACTAGTAAGAATGATGAGTGAGGCGATACTAAAAGCCATCGAGGATGAGATCACCAATCAGGTAAACGCAAAACTTTCAAAGTACATAGAACGAGTGTCCAAGCGGCACGGTATTCCTTTGAAACTTTTGTTGGAAGATGTTTCGGTTCTCAAGGACATGAAGGATTCCCAGTGTAAGGGTGTGGTGAAGGGGGGTACACGGTGTAAGAGGCGCGGGGCTCACGGTGGTTACTGTGGGTGGCATCAAAATCAAAAAAAGGAACCAAAGGTGTTACCACCCGCGGCGGTTGAACAGGTTGTGAAGCACACTCACCCCGTGGGCAAACCGATGTTTCTGAAGGGTTGTCCGGCGTGTGATAGACCCAACTCCCAAAAGTTACTTATAGAGATGTAACATTTACTAACTAATGGATAGTCGTTCCGAGATACTTCTTGGATCTATCAATAACTTTTACTCTGAGGACAAAAATGCCGAGCGGTTGAGGGACATTATTGAAAAAAGGAGTGGAGTGTCACTTAGGAACCTAGAGTGGTTTATAACCAATTATTCTAAAAATACAAATTTGAGTTACACAACTACAAATGGAAAAAAGTTTACTGTTCACTGTGCCTATAAGTCCAGTCTTGATGGGTACAGTAAAAAACTTTTTGATCCCTTTTGCAGAACTCAAAAGTTTGATTTCAAGATTCCAAACACTGATATCACGATAAAGACTACTGTGGCCCAACTCAACTTTATTATGTGGTGTATAAAGAACAATGTGATTAATTATTTTTTGGAAAACAAGGACAAACTTTTACATAAAAAGTGAGGTACAAAAATCATTTTCATATTTTAATATTGTGTACCCTATGTAGTATGTATTCACGTTGTAAGTGTTAGAGGTGGCTGTGTCCAACACGTGCCCATTTATATACGTTTTGCTCGAGTCGACGACATTAAAGTTCAAAGCACCCGACGGTGTGGGTTCTCTGGGGTTTAGACTGAAAGAATATGTGTATATGTTTCTATTGGGTGAGCTGTATCCATGTGTACTTGGCACCACAAATCTGAAATAGTTTGCCCCGGTTGTGTTGGTAAAGGGTGGCGACAAAGATTCCAAAAATCCCAATTGGGATTCTCCGTTGATAAAGACTCTTGCGTCACTGAGGATCTGGTTGTACACTTCTGTGTACGGTGTGGCGGTGGGATTGCTAGAAAAATTGTATCTGTTTAAATAATATGTATTATCATTTACGTCCTCGTACCTTTGGTCCCTTATAAACCAATGAAAGGCTTTCACCGGTATGTTGGTTATTAATTGGTCCTTGTACAAACTTGGACAACCAGAAGTCACGGATCCAGAATTTTTCACACCTTCGCCCTTATCCAACCTGAACACTGGTTGTCTCTGAACAGTGTTATACACCAGTGTTTGTGGGTTTGAGTTGTAATAGGCCACCTCTTCATCGGACAGCGTCGCCTCTTCGGTCACCAACTGAACCTTTTCCAGTGATATCGAACCCGCATCACTGAAAAATGTTACTGGGTTGAAGGTGATCTGTACGTACAAAAACTGTTGTGTACAGGCGCACATCAGAAAATAGGACTTGAAAGTGTCTGCTGAATTTGTTTCGTTACCGGTGGTTCTGTTGTTTTTCCAATTCCCGGGTGTGACTGTTTTGTATCTACTAAAAAAGAAATTCAAAGGGACATACACGTTCACGTCGTTACTCGTCGGGGGGACGGTGCCCAAAGGGCTGCCGCCGTTTACCAAAAAGTTTTTCGCGAATCGTTCGGTATTGGAGGCGTACAGTTCATCGTGGATTACGTTCCAATCTCCGGGAACTGTCTGTATGTTTTGTTCACCCACCATGAAAGAATATTCCTTTATCAGGGCATTTCCTATTTGATCGCAATAGTTGTTACCCTTGGGTAATGTGAGTTTGAGGTAGCAGTTGGTGAGCACATCACCAGAAGTTTTTGGATTTATTTTGAATGTTATAGTGCTCCCAAAGGGCCAATTTGAATCTGGTGACTGATT